TTGCAATAAACTCGCTTTCTTCTGAAAATGATAAGCTATCTTTTCCTTCTCGAATACGTCGTATATCTTCTCTTTTAAGTATCTCGGTAAAGGCGCTTTTTTGCCGTCCTGCAGGGGAACGTAGACACGTTCTTCGGGTTTGTTTTTGTGCCATTGTACCATTTTTTGAGTTAAATAATTAGAACCTAAACCTTTAGACATTAAAGAAAATTCTTTTTGTCTGTCATCATTTTTATGTAATGGAATTTTTGATGATTTGGATATATATTTTAATGTATATCCGATACTAGCTTCAGTTATAGTACCAACGTGAATTTGACCTATTTTTTTATTATCTAACGCCCAAGAACGTTCAAATAGATTAGCATCAGCGTTGAAAATAACAATATGGTAATGTGGACGCAATGTTTTGCCTCCATACTCGCCAACGGCGTAGTATTTTATAGATTTATGATTTTTTCCATGACATTTTCTAAGACGTTTAAAAAATTTTTGAAGATGCGTTTTATCAAGATTCATGAACCCTTTTTTAGAAATAGGTACATGATCGGTATCATATGTAAGAGTAAGGAAGAAAGCGGAAATGCTCCGCTCTCCTTCCTTTACTAACCTCACAGACCAAGATGAAGCCCTACGGCGTTTGCAGTTGAGACATTTTCCGCAAGGTACTTTATGACCTCCGTTGTGTTCAGATAACTGAAAAGGGTTCATACAAAATGTACTCATTTAAAACATAGGAGTACCATATTTCGGCATTGGTCTAATTGCCTGAATTTTATTTAATACATGACAAAATAATGGATCTGTTCCGTCTTCTACTGCGAAAATACGAGTAGTTTGAGATGGTGAACATTCAATAAAAGTTTGGTTCAAAGCAGGTTCAGATGCGAAAATTCGGCCAAGATGCCAATAATCTAATGTAGTACGGAAATCACCGGCAACTCTAGAAGGCATATATTTATATTCTGAATATCTTGGAACATAGCCAAAGGTATCATCGCCATTTGCAGTATAAGCATAAAGTTCATTAACTTTTACCTCTTGTTCACCAATGTTTGCAAAAGAAGGGAAATAATAGTCAAGAGTATCGTTTTTAAGGAATGTTTTAGGAATACCCTGTTGATATGCAGTTTTAGGCATAATAGACATAATTCCGATAATATAACCATGTTCTTCACAAAAGTAAGAACCTGATTTTCCTGAAGATACAGATATACCATGACCTGCCATAGTACCCTGAGGTAAACCACCATCTGCGCCTGTTGTATTAAGGACCTCAGAAATAATTACAGGAGATTTAACACCTGTGATGTATTCAGGTCTTTGTAAACGAGCATCAGAAGATTTAACACCAAAATGTGAAAGTATACTTTCAATGTAACGTGTACCGCCTCGGGCATTCTTTTCTAACCATTCTTGTAGACGGAAGGCACGACGTAAATCATTAATAGTAGTAGGTTCAACGTCTGCAGTTTGTCCTTCAGCATATAAGCCGTCAGGTAATAAAAGAGGAGCAAGACCTACGGGATAAGTACCCGCAGTATTAGTTACGTCAGGATTAAGACCGCCGTCAATACCAAGAATTTGCTGAGTATTGGTAGTAATAGAACCAAGAGGAATATCTACGGCAGCGCCTTTTTGAGCGAAAGGAAGGGAAGCTGTAAAATAATCATGTTCCCATGCTCTTTTTCGCATTTGCCAAAGTGTAAGATAGTCGGCACTATTATTTCCGTCAGATAATTTATAATCTACAGGAGTAATAAGATTTTGATCGCGGTAATATTCATTGTAAATACATTGATAAGCTGCAAAAGGGAGTGCATTTATACGAACAGAACCTACACCACTTGCTGCAGTAGTAGGGACACCCATATAATCTACAAATTTTAAATAATCGGCGGCAATACTAGAATTACCGTTAAAATTAATATAAGGTGCAGCAATACCACTGTTGGCATCAGTGATAAATTTTTCCCAATTGTCCCATACAATACGATTAGGGACAAAGAAATAGTGCATAGTAACGTCCATACGGTGCATGACAGGAGCAATTAATGGAGCGAAGCGGATAAGACTTTCGCAACCAATATTGAATTTGTCTCCGGGTACACATTCAAGAGTCAAAATAGGGGTTAAGTTACCCATAGAAGCAGAAAGTTTGACGTCATGAGTAAGGTCAAAACTGTTCTTTTTTGGTTTGTTAAGTTTGATAGAATTGAAAAGATTTTTCATACTTTTTTAGAGTTTTTACAAACGGATACCACCGCGTGAAATGTAATAAGATTTAGATACCTTTCTGTAAGCTTTTTTGCCGCCTCTTTTGCGGCTTGAGTTTCTACGTTTCATTTTGTTTTGATTTTATTTTTTTCCCATTATTAGGCGAAGTAATTGGATAGCGACATTAGCGCCAACACCAAATGATTGAATTTTTTTTACAAATTCATTTTGTTGACGTTCAGTAAGAATACGCTCTCCTAGTAATTGATATTGTTGTTGTGCATTTTTAACTTGTTCTGCCAATAAAGCTTTTTTTGAAGATGTTAAATCAATATTGGCAATAATGTTTTTTGTTTGGGCATCAATCTGCCATGATTTACGTTGTTCGTTAAAAGCACGAGTATCAAGTAATGCACGTTGATTTTCAAGAATAGATGTTTTAGTTCCAAAAGTTTCATCAAGAAATTTTGTATTTAAATTACGCCATTCGGTCTCTGAATTGGTTTTAATAGCTTGTGCATCCATCAAAGCACCTTGTTTTTTCATATTCTCTAATTGTTGTTTTAACAAAGGAACATTGAGAGTATCAGGATTAAGTTGAGGAGCGTTGAGATTAGCAGGCTTAGCATCAACACTTCTAATAGGTTGTGCAGTTTGTGTTTGTCCATAAATTAGATGAGGGTTTAAACCAGCTTCTTTAAAGCGTTTCATTTGTTCAATAGGTGAATTATACTGATTTTGTCTGTTCCAATCGGCTAAAGCGTCAACACGTTGTCTATCGTACATTTCCAAATTTTGCCTTTTTTGGGCAGCATTCGTAAATATACTACTGACAGCGTTTATACCGCTTCCGATTAATGGTGCAAGGGCTGCAAAGGGTAAAGGCATTGATTTTGTTTTAAAGGTTTTTGAATTTGATTTTGTAATCGGTTTAAGAAACCTCGTTTTTTATAGCTAAAGAATAGCTTTTTTTGAAAGGGGCTTTCGTACATGTGAAATATTAACATGTTGTTTTTTTTGCGCTACGATGCGGACGTTCCTCGCAAGCGAGCTTTTGAATTTTAAATATAAGATATTTTTTAATTCTTTTATATTATTGACACTTTTTTTTGAGATGGGCAGGAGCGAGAGCCTTTAGGTGGGTTTGGTCGCTTGTTCGTTCCGCTACGCTCCACTTATTGCTCCCTTACCCCCCTTTGGGCTCTACGCTTTCTAAGGAATTCGCCCATCTTTTGTCCGGTTAGTGTCAATTAGCACTAATATATCAAGGGTTATTAGTGCTTTTGGCGATTTCATCGCCTTGTTTTTTCGCCTCCGTACCGTCGGCTGTCTTCCCAGACAGGGTTGCGGGGACTACAGTCCCCTGCGCCCCTTGGGTTTTTTTAGGATATTTTTGTTTGAGGGTTGAGAGTTCAGATTTGGCTAATTCTGCCATTTCTTGCCGTTCTGCAAGGTCAAGAGTTCGGGGATCGGGTAAATCGTTAAATTCGTCATCTTCCTGCCAAAGAGACTCTTTTACACCACCAATAGGTAGTCCGCGAGCATAGCGGTCTAATATTGTTCTAATGCTCATTGTTTGGTCCGGAATTGTTTCCGAAGGTTCGTTGTTAACTTCGTAGTTTTTGGGATGCTGATTTGCATTCATCCATGTTTTGACTAAAGTCATGATTTATAGTTTTTGTGAATTATCGGTTTTGCCCATTTTACGCAAACCGTTTAAATATTGTTCAGCTTGGAAAGATGGAAGATTGTCTCCATGTTCTTTCACTAATTGTTCTTGCAATAAACTCGCTTTCTTCTGAAAGTGATAAGCTATCTTTTCCTTCTCGAATACGTCGTATATCTTCTCTTTTAAGTATCTCGGTAAAGGCGCTTTTTTGCCGTCCTGCAGGGGAACGAATACACGTTCTTCGGGTTTGTTTTTGTGCCATTCTAACATTTGAGGAGTTAAATAATTTGAACCAAGACCTTTAGACATCAAAGAAAATTCTTTTTGTCTGTCATCATTTTTATGTAATGGAATTTTTGATGATTTGGATATATATTTTAATGTATATCCGATGCTAGCTTCTGTAATTGTACCAACGTGAATTTGTCCAATTTGTTTGTTATCAAGCGCCCAAGCGCGTTCAAACAAATTTATATCAGCGTTGAATATAACAATATGGTAATGTGGTCGCAATGTTTTGCCGCCATACTCGCCAACGGCGTAATACTTTATAGATTTGTGATTTTTTCCATGACATTTTCGTAGGCGTTTAAAAAATTTTTGAAGATGAGTTTTTTCTAAATTCATAAAACCTTTTTGAGATATAGGAACATGGTCAGAATCATAAGTAAGAGTAAGAAAGTAAGCGGATATACTCCGCTCACCTTCTTTAACCAACCTCACAGACCATGATGAAGCCCTGCGGCGCTTGCAGTTAAGACATTTACCGCATGGTACTTTATGACCACCGTTTTGTTCTGATAACTGAAATGGGTTCATACAAAAAGTACTCATTAAAACATAGGAGTGCCGTATTTAGGCATAGGTCTTAATGCCTGAATTTTGTTTAATACATGACAAAATAAGGAATCGGTACCATCTTCTACAGCAAAAATACGTGTAGTTTGTGATGGAGCGCATTCTATAAATGCTTTGTTTAAGTTAGGTTGTGAGGAAAATATTCTACCAAGATGCCAATAATCTAAAGTAGTTCTAAAATCACCAGCAACACGAGAGGGCATGTATTTGTATTCCGAATAACGAGGAACATAGCCAAATGTATTATCTCCTGCACTGGTATAAGCATAAATTTCATCCACTTTTACTTCTTGTTCTCCAATATTAGCAAAAGAAGGAAAATAATAATCTAAGGTATCTTTTTTGAGATATGTTTTTGGAATACCTTGTTGGTAAGCAGATTTAGGCATAATAGACATAATGCCAATGATATAACCATGTTCTTCACAATAATAAGAACCGGATTTACCAGAACTAACAGAAATACCATGACCAGCCATAGTACCTTGAGGAAGACCACCGTCTTCACCAGTAGTGTTTAAAACTTCAGAAATAATAACTGGAGTTTTTACACCTGTAATATATTCTGGACGTTGTAAACGAGAGTCAGAAGACTTAACACCAAAATGGGATAAAATGCTTTCAATATAGCGAGTACCTCCACGAGCGTTTTTTTCCAACCATTCCTGGAGACGGAATGCACGACGAAGATCATTGATTGTAGTAGGTTCAACTTCTACATTGTCGAAAGATGTAAAAAGTTGATTAGCACCTACACCACCTATTGAAGCGGTATTATAATCAACATCTGTATCATAAGGAGTACCGTCTAAAGTAGTTCCTGCAGAGGCATTATTTACAAATACTTCACCTTCACCAGAAACAGTTCCTAAAGGAATATCAACTGCAGAACCTTTTTGGGCAAAAGGTAGAGCGGCAGTAAAATAGTCATGTTCCCAAGCTCTACGACGTTGAGTATATAAATCACCGTTGCTAAGATTATTACCATCAGTAAGTTTGAAATTTACTGGAGAAACTAAATTTTGGTCACGATAGTATTCATTATATATACATTGATATGCGGCTAATGGTAAAGCATTAATTGGAACAGAAGTAGTATTAGCGGGTGGTGGTACACCAAGATTGTCAAGGAATTTTTGAGTAGCTGTATCAAAACCTTCTGTTACACCATAAGGGATATAAGGGTATGTAACGCCGCTATTAGCATCAGTAATAAATTTTTCCCAGTTATCCCAAAGAATACGATTTGGAACAAAAAAATAATGCATACTAACATCCATACGGTGCATGACTGGAGCGACTAAGGGTGCAAATCTTATCAAAGATTCACAACCAATATTGAACTTATCGCCTGGAACACATTCGAGAGTTAGAATGGGATTTAAGTTACCCATTTGGGCAGTAAGTTTTACATCATGTGATAAATCAAAGCTATTTTTTTTTGGCTTTGTTAATTTGATTGAGTTAAATAAGTTCTTCATAAATGTTTAAAGTTTTAGAGTCTGATCCCACCACGTGAGATATAATAAGATTTAGATACTTTACGGTAACCTCTTTTGGCGGACCGCTTACGGCGTGTGTTTCTACGTTTCATTTTTTTTGATTTTTATTTTTTTCCCATTATTAGGCGAAGTAATTGGATAGCGACATTAGCGCCAACACCAAATGATTGAATTTTTTTTACGAATTCATTTTGTTGACGTTCAGTAAGAATACGCTCTCCTAGTAATTGATATTGTTGTTGTGCATTTTTAACTTGTTCTGCCAATAAAGCTTTTTTTGAAGATGTTAAATCAGTATTGGCAATAATGTTTTTTGTTTGGGCATCAATCTGCCATGATTTACGTTGTTCGTTAAAAGCACGACTATCAAGTAATGCACGTTGATTTTCAAGAATGGAAGTTTTTGTTCCAAAAGTTTCATCAAGAAATTTTGTATTTAAGTTACGCCATTCGGTCTCAGAATTAGTTTTAATAGCTTTAGAATCCATC